GGCGTTCTAGTCGAAGCTGATGCAACTCAATTTGATTCAAGATTAAATCCTTACGCATTCCAAGTTCTCAAGAAACTAGCTGCACTCTCATTTAAAGACCATTGGAAAGGAACAGAAATTGCGTCCATTTTCAATGCAAAATATGATAAAATGCAAGATGCTTATATATTCAATATCACCGAATATCCTCACCAAATTTTCTCTTTAGGAGTAGATTCCCATGCTACTTACGCCTATCTTATAGAGACAGAACCAGATAAGTATATAACTTATTTGGATTTTGTAAATCATTATAATGATGGCGAATACCTTAAAGACAAAATAGTCCTTACTACAGCTAAACACGGACATGACAATGGTCCTCTGTTCATTCTTACAAACGAAGTCCATAATAATGAAATTTGTACTACTATCAATTCTAATTCCAATATCAAACAAAAGTTAAAACTTAAAGAAGACATACGCAATTGAAACTTAAACATGTCTACCTTGTGAACGACGATCAGCTCGTTCCAGCTGGTACTATTCCATATGTAGATGAAAATTACGAAATACCACTAGGTATCCATGAATCGAATGCAAAAAAAATTCGAACATGGCGCGGTCTTAAAGAGGGAAAAACTTTTAGCTTAATAAATGCTGCACATTGTAATCTTAAATACCTCCCAGAAGATATAACCATCGGGCAATATCAATACATTCCTTATGTGGGTCTAGTAACCCATAAGAAATATGAAGAGTATGACTATCCTATTATAAATTGTAATTCATCTGAAGAGACCATCATCAATTATAAAGAACAACTTGAACTCTATCGAAACAATAAAGATCTCTTACGAAATCTGCATTTCAAGAACCGCGGAGGCGGAACTGGACAAAGTGCAACTAGTTTTGACAATACTAGGGCTTTTAGGGGGACCTTCATCGGCGCCTGGCTCGAGTATCATGATTGGAAATATACTGTCGATGATTTCTTTAAAATGAACAAAATTTACAATAGTGGAGATGACTCTATTTGGGGTTGTCGTATAAAAAGAAAAGATTTGAACATGGCAAAATTTATTGATGCTTTCCACGTTTATGGAATGGATTTAGAAGTTGAATTACATAACGACATTGAAATGATCCAATATTTAGGTAATAAAGTTTACCGTCTCGACAAGAAACTCCATCCTGAAGTCCATTATCAATATAGAATGTACAATATATTGAAACATAAAAATAAGAACAGTTTGCCTGATGAAGAATGGCCAGATTTGGTCGTTTATCATGATCCTACAGCAGTTTTACTACGTCGTACTTCTTTCAGATACTATCAAGCAGGTATCAAGGGTCGTATTTATTTACATGAATCGTTGATGCGTTCAGTTGGACATGCTTATTTGACAGCTTGGAATCCTGATCTTTATAGGATGATAGCAAATGAATATATTAATGATGTTCAAGAACTAGCAAGATTTTATCATGTTAAAACACAACCTAAATTATGGTTAGGCACTGATCAAAAGCTTGACCGTAATGATCGATACTTCATTCAGGTTTACTTTGAAAAGAAGAAACCTACAGATGATATGAAAGAACGCGAAAAAGAATTTTGGAATCTGATGAGATCATATAAATTCCCCACTTATTATAATGTTTTGAGCGTACAACTTAAAATTCGG